CTGACCGTTCTTGGCAACCTTGGCCACGAACTGCCGCCCGATGAGCCATTCGGCATCCACGTTGCCGCCCTGACTCGCGATGAATTCATCGGTCAGACCGCAAGCGATCAGAAATCGTTTGAGGAAGGGCGCGCCCTGCTCGGTCAGCTGATAGCTATTCGGCATCTTCCGACTGGAGAATTGCGTGCTGGGCCCAGGGCCTGCGACGATCTCGTTCATTATTACCAACCTTTGCGTCTCGCCATCACGATTGGTCTTGGACTCGACCGAGTGCACCTTGAAAAGATACGTGCCGGGTGGATAATCAAACCCTTCGGCAGGCGCGACGTTCTGTAAGTTAACCGGTAGAAACAGACTCATTTTCTCTCTCCTTCGTTCATTGCTCGATAGCAGCTTCGAGGTTCTGCCTGCTGTACAGGCCTTTAGCTATTATGTTTTAGGCTATGTGACGTAAACGAAATTACCGATTCGAGACCATATCGCATTGAATGTTGGAATGTCTCCATATGTAGGATCGATGAGCTTGCCCTCTGGAAAAGCATTGCCATATTTGTGCCTGAGCATTTTCGTCAAAAAGTTTGGTGATGTATAGTAAATGGGTTGGATCATCATGCGCCCGATAACGTTTGGATCTGGCTTAAGCTCTTTGTGAGCATGAATAATCATCTTGCACATACCGGGCAATTTAATTGCCATCTCGCCCCGAATGTAGGGATCTACGGCCACCGTACGGCTTCCGCCACCTTGCCCATCGGATTCTTTTACTTCTTTTTCTAACGCGATCCAGATCACGTTTAGCGGAGTATTATGAAGAAGCATGGCCAAGTCGCGAATGTGCATGGCCAAAAGGCCCCAATCGCGCATTGTCATGTTAGTCGCATCGCCCCCATCGCGCTCGATTTTTGCCTTTATTTTTGGGTCTTTGTATCTAAGGGACATCAGCTGCGCGATCCACATGTCAACATAATACGTAATGGAGTCGACAACGATGGTATTGACGCCCATTCGGGCATAATCTCTGCGGATCATCTCTATTTTTTTATGCATCATGTCAGGCGACGTGATGTGAAACGAAGGCGGCGCTGGTACACCATAAATGGAGGGGAGCATGGCCAATGCATCGTCACCTCCTTCAGCGCCGACGCTGAGAAATAGGGGCTTTGGCCACTGGCCGGCCCACGTTGTCTTCCAAGTACCGGGGGCACCAAAAAGAAAAGTCGTGATGCCTTGCTTCAATTTCTGCCCGGGGTAGTGCACATCGGGATCATTTAGATTTAGCCAGTTGCTCGGCGTTATTTGCGACAGAGCTTGATTCCCGTCGACGACTTGCACGCCTTGTTGCACTAAAGCCCCTTGCGCCATGAGCATTCTCGGATCGGTCATATTTTGGGGGCCGCCTTGGCCTTGACCATATTCTGTCTGCTGCTGATAAGCGACTTGTTCAGCCGTTTGGGCTACCGCTTGCGGCTGCGCCTGAAGTTGCTGTGGTACTTGATTTTGCATATACTCTCGTCCTTAATTCAATGCGCAAAGGTCCTGTGGATGCACTGAGCATCTCGCCTGCGCGCATATGTCAATTGCTAATTAGGCGACGTCCATCAGCCGCTCACACAACAGATCTAAGTCGATCTCATCTCTTTCGCTATCAGGTATTAGATCTCTGACTAGACCCATACCTCCAGAGTCTTTTTCAGAGACCCCGTGGGCCACTTGTGCTTTCCAATCAATCTTTTCCAAAAACAGGTCATCGACAGTCTTTGGCGCAATGAGATAATACGCATCAACTTTGGGTGCTGTGCAGCCGATGCGGTGAATCCGCTTTTCTGCCTGCCGCAACGAGGTTGTATTCCAGTGCAAATCTACCATCAAGACCGCGCTGGCCGCCGATAAGTCATTTATCGACGTTCCTGCCCCACCGACAGTTGCGACATAGACGCTGGCTATATCCCTTGCGAATTGCCCTGCCAACATTTTACGCGTCGACATAGCCATCTCGCCATGCACGGGGCCGTACACAACAGGCCTCTTTCCTCCGATTGTTTGCCCTGCTTTTAGCAAAGCTATTAATTGATCGTATATCCAGCCTGCAGTTTTTCTTCGCAGACTAAATACGACAAGGCGATTGTGATCTTTCAGAATGGACCCAATAGCCTCTAAGGCTGCCGCGCGCTTCATCTCGGAAACAATACCGATCAGGGTCGTCAAACAGACAAGCCGCGTGGCCCCAGGCTTCCTATCATTTTTGCTAAGCTTTACCGTCTGCGATCCGATCTTTAACGCTTGTGTAGTCGCAGGCAATGCGCCCTTTTGCTTTAAGTAAGCCGCCACATCTCTTTGAGCCAGTGAGTATTCATCAGCCAGAGGGCTAGAGGACAGATTCGCCTCTAAGATGTGCCTGTGCAAAGGCGGCATCTCGTCTGTAATGTCCTCGGTCATATAGCACAAAAAAGTCCCCGCGAGCCGAGCGCGAAGCTCCTCATTGTTCGATTCTCCACTATAGTCCCAATGGCCGCCTTGCTCTTCTGAAAGCCTCTCACCTCGGCAATAGCGGAGACCGAAAAAATGCTTTGTAGTTCCCCATTGCCGAGGCTGCACGATGGCTAATTGACTCCACAGGTCCATGCGCTCATTCGGTAAAGGCGTACCTGTCAGACCGATGCGCCTTTGTATTGTGGCGCACAGAGCCAACTCTCGAGCCGCCTTCGCTCGCTGCGCTTTTTGATGAATGCAATAATGGATTTCGTCGGCGATGAGCCAAGCAGGTTTAAAACGATGAAAAATCCAGGTTTGCCAGGAGGACAGGATTTCGTAATTGCAAAAGATGCAAGAGCTACTCTCTAATATGGACAGGTCCATATTTTTGACGCCTTCGACAGGTGCAATCTTTAGACCGTAGTGTCTATAGGCATCAGAATCTTCGTCGCACCAAACACCCCGGGCGAGCTTTGGCGCAATGACAACACCGGGCTGTTGCAAAAAACCGTCAAGCCACAGTGCGTGCAAGGCTGAGCAGCTTTTGCCTAGACCCATTTCAGCCACAAGCAAGGCGCCTTCTCGCTCTGCCGTAATCTGTCGCAAAAAGGAAACGGAACGGGCTTGATGTCGCTGCAATTTGAGCCCTGAAGGGGCTACATCGTAAGGCTCTTCCGGGCACTGTTCCAAAAGGGCCGGCCATCTACCAGCGTCTAAAAGGGAAACTGGAATGTACCAGCCATTAAGCTCCGGTTTCTTTTTGCTTTCTCGAGTCCACACGCCTGGGGTGGTTTGCAGCTGAGAGAATTGGAAATCATTTTGGCAGCTTAATAGCCTACAAGAGCCTGGCCAGGCTGTCGGCCTTTGATACACACAGCCGACTGTCAGATCTTGATGGACTCTTTGCTGCATGCGAAGAGATTACAATGATCGGATCTTGTGTCAACTGTGAAAATTTTTTGATTCGTAACAGGCTGAATTATAAGATGAAAAAAGATACTCAACATGGACTCGACCGCAGGTCGAGAAAATGTTACATATGGATCACGTACCTGATAATGGATACAATGCGAGATGCACACTGGAAAGAGCTGCATTGAGCGCAACCTAAGCAGTATAGCAAAAGAGGGGTTGGGGGTTAAATGGTTTAGGGCAAAACCTTAATGGCTGGATTTTAAGGAGGCAAATCACATGTTTCGCAAGCGGCACACTATCTATTCGACTAGAGATCTGCTGTTGCTCAAAGACAATCCAGATCGGTGGATTGTCGAAAACGCGATTCCGAAAATCGGCAGGACGATTGTCTACGGTCAAGGCGGTGCACACAAAAGCGCGATTGTGTTCGATTTGTGCGTCGCCATCTCCGCCGGTACACACCTTTTACGACAGTTCAAGATAAACACCTACGGCCCCGTACTGCTCATATCTACAGAGGGGAGCATCTTCGATAATAAAGATCGGATTATGGCACATGCACGCGCCCATGGCATCAATCCCGCCCTGATCCCTCTTTATTATTGCCAGCAGCCTTTTTCTTTAGACGATCCGCTCGATCAAAAAGATCTTGAGCTCGCCATAAAGACCATAAAACCCGTGCTTGTGGTCCTCGATCCACTCGACTCGTTTTTCTCGGGAGA